ATCATCGAGGAAGTCAAGCGCCTCGAGCAAAAGATGAAGGCCGAGGTAACACGAAACTACGGCCCCAAGGCGTGGGATGACATACAGGTCATCAAGGCGCGTCTCTTAAAGGAGAAAAAAGAAAATGAAAAGCTGTTTAACAAAGACCTACACGAAATTAAAAGAGTTCAGCTCTACTGCTTTATCGTCGCTGGTGTCATTGCTTGGTACCTTACGTGGGGCCATAAGGGGTAAGAAATAATGTTCCCGATCACGGCACTGTTTGACATCGGCACCAAGATAATTGATAAGCTGATCCCGGACCCAGAGGCTAAGGCCAAGGCACAACAAGAGCTCATCAAGCTCCAGCAAGAGGGCAAGTTGGCCGAGCTAAACGCCGACAACATCGAGGCACAGGAGCTAACCAAGCGCCAGCAGGCCGACATGGCAAGCGACTCGTGGCTGTCTAAGAACATCCGCCCCTTGACACTGATCTTTATACTGATCGTGTATACCGTATTTGCCGCCATGAGCGCCGCAGACATCGAGGTCAACAACAACTACGTTGAGCTCCTAGGCCAGTGGGGCATGCTGATTATGTCATTCTATTTCGGCGGACGCTCGCTGGAGAAGATAATGGAAATGAAGAAAGGCAAGAATGAATCTAAGCCCTAACTTTACACTAGAGGAACTAACCGCCAGCGAGGTGGCACAACGCAAGGGGCTGGACAACACCCCAAACGCCACCGAGACGGCTAACCTAGTACGCACCGCAGAGTTACTAGAACAGGTCAGATCGCTACTTAACAAGCCGATCCTTGTAAACTCAGCGTTTCGCTCTAAACCAGTTAACGACTCTGTCGGTAGCAAGGACACTAGCCAGCATAGGATAGGTTGTGCCGCCGATATCAGAGTCCCCGGATTGACCCCCAAACAGGTCGTACAGGCCTGCATCGATGGAGGAATACCATTTGACCAGATCATTGAAGAGTTTGGCTCCTGGACGCATATCAGCGTGCCAAACACCAAAGACACCGCGCCCCGTAAGCAGGCGCTTATTATCGACAAAACAGGCACGAGAGCCTTTTCTTAGCATAAATTTGCATTAGTATATAGCAAACTAACGAGGAGACTCTATGTTACGACATCACCTGGCGGTGTACGCCTGCGCGATTGCGCTTGTCTGGGGCGTGTGTTTTCACGACCCCCTAGCTAAATGGGCCATGGCCAGCACCCCATTTCAGTGGGTTGCTGACTCAACCGTTGAATTAATTGAACACTTTGAGGGAAAGCGCTACCGCGCCTACCAAGATGCCGGCGGTAAGTGGACGACCGGCATTGGTCACCTAATACGCCAAAAGGACGCCCATTTGCTCCATAGGGAGCTTTCTGAGGCCGAGGTGATAGGTATCCTACACCGAGACCTAGAAAAGTGCTCTACGGCCCTAGAATCGGCTTTAAACAGCACTCCTAAGAGGCACCAGATCGACGCCTTGATGAGCCTATGCCATAACATTGGCCCAGACAACATGGCCCGCTCTGAGGTAGTTAAGCACTTTAACGACGGCAACGTGCACAAGGCAGGCGACGCGTTCCTTAACTGGAGCACCCCGCCGGTCCTTAAAAAGCGTAGACAAATAGAGCGCTCGCTGTTCTTGGCCGGGGCGTAAAGGCCCCTTATTTTGCATTAGTAGATATAGAACCATTAACCTGAAGGAACTAACATGGACGGCTTTAAAACATCACCCAAGATGCAGTGCTTCAAAGAAGGCGGCGCTGTTAAGTATAAGTCACGCCACTCTGAAAAGTCAGAGATGAGCGAAGACATTGCACAAGACAAGAAGGTCGTCAAGAAGGCGTTTGCCATGCACGACAAGCAATCACACGAGGGCGAGAAGACTAACCTGTCCAAGCTCAAAAAAGGCGGCCGCATGAAGAAAGAGGGCGGATGCGTTGGTCGCTATAAGGACGGCGGTTCTATCAAGATGAAGAAGGATGCCGCAGATATTAAAGACATCCAGAAGATTAAGCTCACCAAAACCAAAAAGGCAGCAGCCCCAAGCGCCGCTATGATGGCAGAACCAACCCCCTTCAAAAAGGGCGGCAATGTAAAAAAGTGTGCTGAGGGTGGCTCGTTAAAATCTGTCGACGCAGAAGAGAACCCTGGCCTGGCCAAACTCCCAACCAACGTCCGTAACAAGATGGGCTACGCTAAAAAAGGTGGTGAAGTAAAAAAGTATAACGCTGGCAAATCGGTATCAAATGACGTGGCAAGAGAAAGCACGTTAGGAAAACCGACCACCAGCCAGCAAAAAGAAATGATAAAAGAAGAAGTAAATAAAATAGATCCTTTAAATGTGCCTGTTAGTAAAAAAACAATAAAAAAATATTCAGAAATGAAAAAAGGCGGTAAAGTAAAAAAGTATGCTGACGGCGGTATTGTAGACAATATTAAAGCCGTCGGTAAAAAACTATACGAAAACGTAATGGGTACACCAGAGCAAAACAAGGCAGCCGCCGAGCAAGAAAAAAGAATTGCTGAAAAAGACCCATCCAGCTACGAGGCAAAGTACCGTAAAATGACTGGTAAAAAACGCGGCGGAAAGGCCTGCTAATATGCCAATAGAGTCTAAGCAGCAACAGAAGGCAATGTACGCAGCCGCGGCTGGTAAGTCAACCCTTGGTATCCCCAAGAAGGTTGGCAAAGAGTTTATCAAGGCCGGCAAGGCAAAGCCAAACCTACCACAACAAATAACTAAACGCGCATCCGGCAGGGGACGTTAATTTATGTCATACTCTGGTACAATTAACCAGACCAAGATCAACGTAGATCAGTTGATCTCGTACGCGTATCGTGATGCTGGTAAGACGGCAGAAGAGATCACGCCCGAGTATATCGACACTGGTAAGCAGGCGCTGTATTATATTTTACAGAACCTATCTAACCGTGGCGTTAACCTGTGGCTCTTAGAAAACAAAGTCATCGGCGCTCCAACAAACGCGCAGTGGGTTTCGTTGCCAGAGAGCACGATTGACGTGCGCGAGGCAAACTGGGTTTATATTACCAACCCATCGTATAGTGGTTTACTGCCAACATCAAACCCAAACGTGGTTAACCTGTTTGACCAAGACGCAAACGATACATTAGATCTTTTTGCAACCAGCTCATTGGCTAATAACTTCTTTGGCGCGGCGTACAGCAACCAGACACGTCTGTTTTACGTTGGCTTTAATGCGTACTGCCCCGGCACAACAGCAACTTATCAGTTAGACTTTGAGGTCAGCAACGACGGAACAAACTGGACGGTGTGGGAATCATTCCCGTCCACCACACTGGCCGACCGTGAGTGGGCCTACTTTAGCATCAACGCCACCCAGCAGTTCTACTTCTTTAGATTAAAGAACAGGGTTACAACCGCAACCTTCTCGTTGCGTGCCATCCAGTTTGCGCAGAGCCAGCAAGTTATTCCGATGGCCAGACTAAACCGTAATGACTACTGGAGCCTACCCAATAAACAATTCCCCAGCCAGCGCACGCTGCAGTACTGGTTCGACCGTTTGATCGAGCCGCGCATGTACCTGTGGCCGGTGCCAAACAATAACTACCAGGTGTTTCAGTTAATTGTCGAGACACAGATGCCAGACGTTGGATCGTTAACAAATGAATTATACCTACCAAACCGTTGGATTGGTTCGATCCAGGCCAGCCTGTCACACAAGCTGGCGCTGCAGTTACCACAAATTGATTTAGGTCGCGTGCAGTACCTAGAAAAGATGGCCACCCAACTAGAGTACGACGCGGCACAAGAAGAGCGCGACAAGTCGCCAATTTACTTCCAACCTAACTACAGCTACTATACACGATGAGCGGCGCATACGTAATGACCTACAACAACCTGGTGGATGACGTCCAGCGTTACATGGAACGTGACGACGCCGGGTTTGTTGCACAGATCCCCAGCCTAATTGGATTGGCCGAGGCAGCGATTGCGGCAGAGTTAAAGTCGCTCTTGCAGTTAACTGTGGTAGAGACCACACTGGCAACCAACCAAGACGTGCTAGCTAAACCAGCACGCTGGCGCAAAACCGTTTCAATGAAGGTTAACGGCGCGCCGGTATTGTTGCGCTCACAGGATTATATTGCCCAGTACCAATCAGAGTCTAGCAACGGACAGCCAAAGTACTACGGCGAGTATGACTACAACAATTGGAACTTTGCGCCAAAGCCAGACGATGACTACCCAGTAGAAATTATTTACTACAGCCTAATCCAGCCATTAGATACATCTAACCAGACCAACTTGTTCACGCGCGAGTGCCCGCAGGCGATGTTGTTTGGCACCCTACTCCAAGCCCAGGGCTATCTAAAGGCGTTGGATAAGCTGCCGGTCTGGAAAGCATACTACACCGAGTCATTAGCCGCGTTGAAGAAGGAAGACAACTCGCGTCGTATTGATCGAAATACTACGGTCCAGGAACCATAATATATGCCAATCTACACATCACCGTTTACCGGCACAGTCGTACAGCCAACCGACGTATCGTACTACGAGCTTAACTTTAGCGCAAACGTACAGCTCTACTGGCCAGCGGTTGTTAACCCACAACAAGTCCCAGCGGCTCGTATTATCGACTGCACGCCGTCTACTTCTAGTTTAGTTATCTCGTTACCCGAGGCAAACCAGGGAACCACTGGCGCCGATATTTTAATCCGTAACTTTGGTGGCGTAGCATTTACTGTACAAGACTTTGCTGGTACAGGATCTGTGTCGATCCCCGCTGGCGTATCTAAATATTTTTATCTATCGGATAACTCTACTTCTGCTGGTGTCTGGCAAAATGTAACCTTTGGCGCTGGCACATCATCCGCCGATGCCGCTTCGTTAGCTGGAAACGGTTTAGTTGCCCTATCTG